GTTTCAGAGGGGGGTATCTCTAGATCCCTGTGAGGTGAAGCGAATGGGAGCAAGAGGCCCAGCACCAAAACCCGAGGCTCTTCGCCTCATCCAGGGCGGGCGAATCCGCCGCCCGGCGAATCTCAGCGACGGAGTGAATCCGCCGATCGAGATTCCCGACATGCCCGCGAGCCTGTCGAAGGAAGAGCGGAAGGAGTGGCGGCGCCTGGCGCCGGAACTTGAGGCCCTCGGCCTCATCTCGCGCATCGACCGCGGAATGTTCGCCTCCTGGTGCCGGGTGTGCGGGCTCGAGGAAGACCTCCAGCGCGCATGGCACGCCAAGGTTGAACGGTACGTCGCCGACGGTCTGCAGTATCTCGAAGCGGTCGAGAAGGTCGCGATCGACGTGACGCCGAGCGGCTACAAGCAGCAGAGCGCGCTCGCGGGGATGCTGCGAAGCCTGCGCGAAGAGAAGGCCAAGCTCGCCGCGCAGTTCGGCTTGTCGCCGAGCGCCCGCTCGCGGGTGGTTGCATCGAACAACGGCGGTCAGCTCGGACTGCCGGGCGTCGAGGATGAGGTCGCGGCGAAGCTCAGCCGCTTGCGATCCATCTAATGTCCTCGGAGTACGTCGCGCGTTCGCACCGCTACGCGCGGCGGGTAGTGGCCGGGGAGATCCCGGCGTGCAAGTGGACGATCGCGGCGTGCCGGCGCCAGTTGGACGACCTGGAGCGCGACCCCGAGTCGTGGCCCTATCGCTTCGACGACCTGGCGGCCGAGCGGGTGTGCCTCTTCGTCGAGTGCCTGCCGCACATCAAGGGCCGGTGGTCGACCGAGACGATCGTGCTCGAGGACTGGCAGTGCTTCGTTCTCTGCACGGTCTTTGGGTGGGTGCATGTGGAAACCGGCATGCGCCGTTTCCGCATCGTCTACATCGAGGTGCCGCGGAAGAACGCCAAGTCGACGATCACCGCCGGCGTGGGCCTGTACTGCCTGTCGGCGGACGGCGAGTCCGGCGCCGAGGTGTATTCCGCCGCGACCACGGGCGACCAGGCGCGCATCGTGTTCGACGTCGCCAAGGGCATGGTGCGCAAGCAGTCGCGCCTGGCGGCGGAGTTCGGCATCGGCCACGGCGAGCACGCGCTCTCGGTGCCGATGTCGATGTCGACCTTCAAGCCGCTCAACGCCGAGGGCTCGACGCTCGACGGACTCAACGTCCACATGGCGTCGGTCGACGAGTTGCACGCGCATAAGCGCCGAGATGTGTGGGACGTGCTGGCGACGGCCACCGGGTCGCGCGCGCAGCCGCTGCTGTGGGCCATCACCACGGCCGGCAGCGACCGCGCGGGGGTCTGCTACGAGCAGCGCGCCTACGTCTGCAAGCTGCTCGAGGGCAGTGCGGCCGATGACAGTTACTTCGGCGTCATCTACACGATCGACGCCGACGACGACTGGACCGACGAGGCGACGTGGGCCAAGGCGAACCCTAACCTTGGCGTGTCGGTATCCGTCGATGACCTGCGCAGCAAGTGCAGTTTCGCGCTGCAGATGCCCAGCGCACAGTCGAACTTCCTGACGAAACACCTCAACGTCTGGGTCAATGCCGACAGCGCGTGGATGGACATGCGCAAGTGGGACGCCTGCGCCCGTCCGGCGCTGCGCGTCGAGGACTTCGCCGGGCAGACCGCCTTCGCCGGCCTCGACCTGGCGAGCAAGGTCGACGTCGCCTGCCGCGCGCTCGTGTTCGAAAAGCCCGACGGCAAAATCGCCGCGTTCCTGCAGCACTGGCTGCCCGAGCGCGCCATCGAGATCGCCGCCAACAGCCAGTACGACGGATGGGCGCGGGCCGGTCACCTCACCGTCACCGAAGGCGAGGTGATCGACCTCGATGCGATCGAGCAGACCGTCATCGACGACTGCAAGCGCTACCAGGTCACCGAGGTCGGGTTCGATCCGTTTCAGGCCACGCAGATGAGCGGCCACCTGCTCGACCAGGGGCTGCCGATGGTCGAGGTGCGGCCCACCGTGTTGAACTTTTCCGAGCCCATGAAGCAGCTTGAGGCGTGGGTGCTGGCCGGTGAGTTCGAGCACAACGGCGACCCGGTGCTCACCTGGATGGTGAGCAACGTCGTCTGCCACCGCGACCAGAAAGACAACATCTACCCGCGCAAGGAACGGCCCGAGAACAAGATCGACGGCGTCGTCGCATTGCTCATCGCCATCAACCGCTTCCTCGCGCGGCGGGAAGAGGCCGGCAGCGTTTACAACACCATGACCCTGCCGCCCACAGCGGCCCCGAATCCATGAGCCTACTCGACCGAATGATGGCGCGCCTGCGTGCGCAGCTCACGCGGCCCGAGCTGCCCGCGACCACGCGCATCGCGTACTCGGCGCTGACCAACGCCGGGGAGACGGTCACCGAGAATACGGCGCTGCGGCAGTCGGTCGTGTGGGCGTGCCTGTCGTACCTTTCGCGCACCGTCGCGCAGTTGCCGTGGCGCGTGCTAGCGGAAACGACCACCGGCTCCAAGCAGCTGCCGGACCATCCGGTGGCACGCCTGCTGAGCTATCGGCCGAATCCAGAGATGGCGCCCTTCGCCTTCAAGGAGACGATGGTCTGGTGGGCGGCGAGCTACGGCAACGCCGTCGCGGAAATCCAGCGCGACCAGCGCAACGTGCCGATCGCGCTCTGGCCGCTGCACCCGGATCGCGTCAATGTCGACCGCGACGCCGAGACTGGAGAGCTGAGGTTCCGCGTCAGCAGCGCCCGCGGGGACGTTGTCGTGCTGGGCGGTGACGACGTGTTCCACCTGCGCGGCTACGGCGACGGGCCGGTCGGGCTCAACGTCGTCGCCTATGCGGCCGAGTCGATCGGCTGGGCGCGCGCCACCGAAACCTTCGGCGGCAGTTACTTCCGGCAGGGCATGGCGCCCAGCGGCGTTATCGCCACCAAGGGCGTGCTAAAGGGCGACGGCCTGGCGAACCTCAAGAACTCCGTCAAGGAGATGTACGAGGGTCCGAAGAAGGCGCACAAGACGCTGATTCTCGACGGCGACATGACATTCACTCCGCTGCCGGTCAACCCGAGCGCGGCACAGCTCGTAGAAACGCGCCAGCACCAGGTCGAGGAAATCTGCCGCTGGTTCGGCGTGCCGCCGCACAAGGTCATGCACCTGCTGCGGGCCACGTTCAGCAACATCGAGCACCAGAGCATCGAAGTCGTGGTGGACTCCATCACCCCGTGGGCGCTGCGGCTCGAGCAGGAAGCCGATTACAAGCTGTTCGGCGCCAACCGCGCCGGCCTCTACACGAAGCTCGACCTCAAGGGCCTGCTGCGCGGCGACTACAAGAGCCGGCAGGAGGGCCTGCAGATCATGCGTCGCAACGGCGTCATCAACGCTGATGAATGGCGCGCGTTCGAGGACATGAACCCGATCGGCGACGAGGAAGGCAGCAAGTACATCGTCGAGGGCAACATGACGACCCTCGACCGTGTGGGCGAAGCGCCGGAGCCCGCGGCGGGCGCCATCGCCATGCCGGACACCGAGGACGAGGCCGCCAATGACGCCGAGGCCGAAGCGGACGCCGAAGACCGCGCCGCCGCCCGTGCCAACGCGGTCAGGGTCGCCAACCTGCTCGAAACGATGACGCAGGTGCTGGCCCGCGACCGGGAGCCGCCGATCGTGCAGGTCACGGTGCCCGAGCAGCCGGCGCCGGTGGTCAACGTCGCGGCGCCCGTTGTCAACGTGGAACCGCCCGCCGTTACCGTGCAGGCGCCGATCGTCAACGTCGCGCCCGCCGAGCTCCACCTGGAAGCGACGCTGCCGGAGTTCGACCTTACCGCGGTCGCCGCCGCGCTGCGCGACGGTTTCGGGTCGATGCCGGCGCCGCTGGTCAATGTGTCCGTGCCGGACCTGCCTGCGCCGAATATCACCATCGAAGTCCCGCAAGCCGCCGCGCCGCAGATTACGGTCAGCGTGCCGGATGAACCCCGCGAACAGATCATCGAGCGCGACTCCGCCGGAGAGATCCGCCGGATCACGTCGCGCAGAATTGAGAGGAAGCACTGATGGCAGTCAACTACGCCGCCGGAGTCAAGACTACCCGCATGCAGGCCGTGCGCGACGCGATCGACGCGGGCGCCGGCGCCGGCACGATCGAGATTTGCACCGCGGCCTATGCCTCGGTGCTCATCACCTTCACGCTGAGCGATCCCGCCTCGACGGTCACTAACGACGTGCTGACGCTCTCCGGCATGCCGAAGACCGCCAACGCCGGCAACGGCGGCGCGGCCGCCGTGGCCCGCATCAAGGACAGCGATGCCAATGTCGTCGTGCAGGGCCTGACGGTGGGCACCTCGGGCACCGACATCATCATCAGCAACACCACGATCACCAACGGCGCCTCGTACTCCCTGACGGCGGGCACCATCACGCATGCGGCCTGACGGGCGCGGCGCGATATTTGGAATGCTCTAGATGGCCGACAACGTAGACGCCAAGACCGCGACGAATGTTCCGGTCGCGACTGATGTCGTCACCTACTCCGGCGATGCTGGACAGAACGTCCAGCTCACCAGAATCGTTCAGGTGACCGGGGCCGAGGGATCGAAGACTGTAGTCGATCTGCCCGGGGACGCCTCAAACGGCCTCGACGTCGACGTGACGCGCGTCCCGAGCGACCCCTTCGGTGCGAACGCAGACGCCGCCAGCGCGACGGGATCCATCAGCGCCAAGCTGCGAGCCATCGCCAGCACGCTTGACACCAACACATTCAGCGACACCGAAGCGAATACGTTGAACCACCTGGAGGTCGGTGCGTTCACGCTGGTCTACAACGGGTCGACGTGGTCCAGACTCAAGGGCGACGCCACCAACGGGGCCTACGTCAACATCAAGGCGTCGGTCGCGCTCCCGGTTACCGACAACAACGGGGCCCTGACGGTAGACAACGGCGGCACGTTCGCCACGCAGATCGACGGCGCCGCGTTGACGGCCCTGCAGCTGATTGATGATCCGGTCGTGGCGGATAGCGTCGGCTTCACCCAGGGCACGACCAAGGTGGTCGGAGCGGGCTTTATCGTCGACGACACATCGACTGACATCCTCTCGGAGAATGACGTCGGTGCAGCGCGGGTCACAGCTGACCGCAAGCTGATCGTCATGCTGGGCGGCTCGGGCTCGCTCGACGTCAAGGGCGGCGGCTCCCAGGCCAGCACCGGCGACCAGTCGATCATGGCTGCCGGAGGGTCCGGCGTTTACAACTACCTGCAGTGGGTCACCGTCTACAACGCCAGCTCCGTCAACACCTACGCCAACGTGAAGGACGGGTCGACTGTCGTCGCGGTCCTGCCGCTGCCGGCGTATGGTGGCTGCATGTTTATGCCGCCGCGACCGATCCGTGGCAGTGACAACACGGCCTGGAACGTCGCGGCCGGTGCGGCGGCCAACCCGAGCTACTTCTACGGGGGCGGTTTCAAGGGCGGAGCGTGACATGCCTTCCCTGACCTACACCTCGGGCACGACGGCCTGGCGCGCGGACGCTACGTGGGCCATCGTCCGCCTGTGGGGCGGCGGTGGCGCGGGCGCCGGTGTCACGGGCTCCAACAGTACCGGCGGTGGTGGGGCGGGTGGGCAGTACGTGCGGACGGTCGTTGCGAGTCTGACGGTCGGGAACAATTACAACGTCGCCATCGGTGGCACCGCGACTGGCGCGACCACCGGAACCGTCAACGGCAACGACTCGACATTCAATTCGACGACGGTCGTCGCCAAGGGCGGCGCCGGCGCGGCTGGTGTAACCGCAGCATCAACGTCTGGAACTGGAGCGAGCGGCGCCACCACGAATGGCGTGCCACTTGCCGACACAACGGCGGGCGGCAACGGCGCGACCTCGTCCGCTGGCAATTACGGCGGCGGTGGTGGCGGCGGCGGTGGCGGCAATGCGACGTCCCCGGGATCCGCCGGCGGCACCGCGACCTCTCCCGGCGGCAACGGCGGCACCGGCCGCACAACCTCCGCTGGGGCTGGTGGGGCCGGCAAGCCCTCGGGCGGCGGTGGCGGTGGAGCGCGTCGCGGTACGAGCACAGATCGTGCTGGCGGCAACGGCGCCGCCGGCGGTGGGATGGTTTACTGGAGCCCGCCCGCGTTTCTGCTTTGCATGGGCTGCGGATAAATGCTGCTGCTGCTCCTCCAGGGCGGCGGAGCGGCGACCGAACTCTCGCTCGCAGCCAGCGAAGCGGCGGATGGATTCTCCGCCGAGCTCGGAGTCCAGGGC